AGTGCGCACATCACTATTACAAAAAGACTGGCGATGTTAAATCGTTCTGGAAGCAATTTTATGCATGTCCTGAGTGTCAGGAAGCTTATAGCCATGAAAACACTTTCGCGCTAACTAAACAGGGTCTACAGGGTTGTTTAGAATGTCAGGAAACCAAACAGGAAAGATTAGATATTAACGAGTTCGCACCTTCGGAGAAAAACGATGCATTGTAATACCTGTGGTTGTGTTAATACAAAATATTTAAAGTGCATGTGTGAACCGTGGACTTGTCCTTGTGATAGTTGCACATTAAAGCGGTTGGTGATTGAATGATTTGTAATACATGTGGTTCTCTTAATATTGATAATTTAGAAAGGCAGATTGTTGAAAAACTAATTGAGAGTTTTGAAGGTTCATTTCAAGACCAACACGAAGTAAACAAGGAATTATTTAAAATGCTAGCCAAATATAGGTCACAAATTGGTGACGATTCATGGATGCAACGTAGATATGATGCTGGTTTATTACCATGATTTGTAAACGTTGTTTAGAACTAATACCTTATAATTCAATGGCTACAGACAAAGAACACTGTAGACATTGTTTTAAGGCAATTACTTAAACCCGAAATTGTTAGCTGTCTTGGTTACTGTCTCAACCTTCTCGGATGCTTCGGCGGCTTTGTTAATAACAGGTATTAACTTTGAAGCCGCCGCTTGGATATACCAAGGCTGATCCTTTAACTCTTCAGCCATACTATGCATAAGAGACAATTGCGAGCCCTCCTCAGAACCTTTCATTTCTTTCGCAGCAGCTCCCATTGCTCCAGCCCAAAACTTTTTCAGACTCTCGCGAGCTTGAGGCATCATAAACTCCTCAAAGTCATGTAATGTTTGTTCTCTAATACTTTTAACAATAACATCAAGACCTTCATTAAGCGCAGCATCAGATTCACTACTTAACAACCAAGTCTCGATTTTCTTTTGAGTTTTTAGCGGTATCCAATAAGTATAAATTAATAAATATAACGAGAAGCTCATAATCCATACAAGAAGGAATTGAACGTCGTTCATAGTGGCGACTCTTCATAACCACCAGCACTAAGGATAAGACCTATTAAGATGTCTAAGGGGCCTGTTTTCTCTGATGTTTTGCCTGTTTCCATTAAGTCCGCAACATCTGATTTAGTATTTCTAATAAATTCAATTGCATAATCGCCAACAGCTAACCAACTACCAAGCATAACACCTTTAGGTAAATTAAGATCCAGAGTTGGTATAGTTTCAGCCCCTACAAGAGTAAGAGAAAGATTTTCTATTGGAGTAGATACACGGCTGGCTAAGTACCAGGCTAACGCCATAATATAATCTTGATAACCTGTTAAGAAGTTTACAAAAGCAACAGTATCAATAGACTCCATAATATTTTCATTCTTGTCTTTTTTGTCTGAATACCACTTAGCAATAGGTATCAGTACCAGGGGCCATAATTTTTTCCAAGAGTTAAGGATCTCTTTAGCTTCTTCTTTAGCTTCTTCGGGGGTTAACCCTTCGGGGATAGTTCCATATTTAAAAAACGCTTCTCTTGTTGTAGGTCCTACAAAGTCCGACCAATCCCATTCATCGGCCTCAGCCACTTAAAACCTCAACGAAAGAGTTTACCTGCTACTACTACGCATTGGTTACGAGGTGTGGTACTGCTAGTATTTTCAGCCGTTAATCTAAGTTCGGTATAAGGGGGGATAACTATAGGGATATCCTGTAAAAATGCGTACTGAGCTAATGCATGGTCCGCGACATGTTGCCAAATTATAGTTTCATTCATTCTGATTCTATAGATACAGTCATCACCTGTAGGATCGTTCGCATAACTAAAGAGTACTTGCGCTCTAGCATAATAAGAGCCTGAAGTAGTGTTAATTAGATTTGTTTCAGCATTTGCAACTGCCACTAAACCTGAGTAACCATAAATGTGGTTACCCATAATCTCGAGGGCTTCCGCTGCTCCAGTAAAGCTATTACTAATTCCTACTGGTCCACCACCACTACCGCCGCCGCCTATAGCCATCTAAGGCCCCTTAAGCTGAATAAGTGATACTTACTGCTACGTCGACAGTTTCGGCTGTAGTACAGCTAACACTAAAGTCTATTTGGTTACCTGCGATAATGTCGAATATTCCGTTCGAGTTTTCAATAACAACAGGCATCCCGTTGTTACCATCGAGCGGACCTGCCGCTTGATTACTCCATGAAGGTCCTGCGAATATTTGCTGAACGGAAACCCCGTCCCCTGCAAATTTGAAAACACTGCATCCATCTGTGGCTGAAGTGTGATCAGGTGAGCAACTCAAAGAGAGCCTCACAACTTTTTGCATCGACTCAGGATTTGTAGTTGACTGGCTGCTGCCAAGCAATTGCGAAATCGAGGTAAATGTTCCAGCAGTTAAAGCACTGCCAGCGAGCGTATATGTACGAGTTTGAAGTCCGGCCATTTTTATTTTTTCTCCTATTTATTCAAATTAAATTTTGAAATATAATTTATTCCCGCCCAAACGTGTATTTGGGAACCATTTTCTTGCTAATCCTCCAGCTGTTGCCAATACTATCGAAGTCGATAATACTTTTTTTCCAGCATCGGAAGTTGCTAATCCTACGGCGTTTTTAGATAATGTATTAAATGCATTATTCAATTTACCATCTGTTACGTCTTTGATAACTCCGGCTGTCCTTGCTGATATTCCAGAAATACCAACAGATGAACCAGTGTTAAGGTACTGAGCTACAGAAAGACCCGCGGCCATCCCCGTAATACTTGGGTGTGGCATAGCTGGTCTACGTCTGCTATAAGTTCTTCTTCGAGCCATAGTTTTCCTTGTTGTTGAACGCCTAGGGGAGGATCTGGCAGAACCCCGACGGGTCATTGACGCAAGGTAAGATTTCTTCGAAATCATTTTCCCGTCTCGGAAGTACATAATACGTCCACGAGCTCCTTTGCGCTTGTAGAGACCTTTCCCCTTTGGCATTCTTACTCATTTATGGGTAGCTACTTAAATCTGACGGGTCGAAAGGATCCAGATAGCAAATCGAAAGCGCTGAGAAACACAAAACATACAGCAGAACCGCGCTAAAAAGCAACTAACAAGCAGAAAAAAGCAGAAAAAAAGCAAAAATAAGCATTATTTCATTATTATATTAATTATTTAGTTAATTATTATTATTATTATTATATGACGCCTTATTTTTTTGTGTCAAAAACCAATTAGTTCTAATACTACTTTCTATAATTTTTATTATAACAAGTAAAAACAAGGTTAGGGATTTGGGGGGGCACCTTTTGAAAAGGTAATTAATTAACTAAACAATTATTATATAGCAGACGCTACTGAGTAGGTATGGTAGAAATACGAAAACAGGTTGGCCGCCCTGAAAAAACGGATAGCGATGGAAACAAAATTGTAACTAAAGTCATTAATGTTAATGCACCAGTTAAGTTCATAGAGTTCCTAAAAGACAACGGTATTAATAGATCCGAATTGTTTACTAAAGTTGCATCATCATTTTATCATAAAGAAATATGTAACGTATGTTATAGTAAATTATATGAAACTAAAATAGGTAGACAGTGCGAAGAGTGCGCACATCACTATTACAAAAAGACTGGCGATGTTAAATCGTTCTGGAAGCAATTTTATGCATGTCCTGAGTGTCAGGAAGCTTATAGCCATGAAAACACTTTCGCGCTAACTAAACAGGGTCTACAGGGTTGTTTAGAAT